GAAACCTTAGGGCTTGAGAAATCAAGGCAATACAAGATTAGTAATAATTTTGTTTTGTAACATCACGGAATAAAGAGTTGAAAAGTAACACGCTTTGAATTATGTGAATAAATTCAAAGGAAAATCGTTTAGTATTTCACTTACAGAATTACACCCTTCTGTAAATACAGTTACTAGTTGTTTAAAAAGATATAATTCGTGCACAGGCACGCTTTTTAATCAGCAACACAATCAAATTGCTGGAACCCCCTAAAGCTTCTAATACTAAGTTAGTGTAGAAATACAACTAATGGCTAAGAATAAAAACTTAGGTAAAGCTAGAATAGAGATAAAATCTCTATTTACGGCTTCACAATAAAGACCTTGTCTTTTTTGTGCAGTAAAAATTTAGAAGATGTAGTTTAATTTAAACTTAAATGGGCAATCAGCAGCCAAGTTCTAAGTTATAGATAACGTGCTAGTGCACGGCATGCCAATACACGCCGTGCCAATGTACGCAATATATTTATAATATGAATGCAGTTCAACGACTAGATGTTTGTGGGTGAAAAGTTAGGTAACACTAATTTTTTGCTTAAGGTATAGTCTGGTCCCTAAGGGAAACCTTAGGGCTTGAGAAATCAAGGCAATACAAGATTAGTAATAATTTTGTTTTGTAACATCACGTTTTCAAAGTTGTCTACCGCAGACACACTAATTTCTCAGTAGAACCCATTCCCCAAACCTGGAATGGTGCTGCTGACTTTGGCCGCACTGTCACTTGCAACATCAACCGCAACGGTGATCTTATTACTAACATGTACTTAGTCGTTGACATCCCAGCTTCTGCTGTCTCTGCCAATGCTTGGGGTTATGTTAGACGTCTCGGCCACGCTTTAGTCTCTGAAACCAAGATCGAAATCGGTGGTTCCAAGATTGATGAACAATACGGTGACTGGCTCAATGTATGGTATGAATTATCCCACAAGGTTGGCCAAGAACGCGGCTATGCCAAGATGATTGGCGATGTCCCCGAACTCAACCATGTCAGCACTAATGCTAAACCCGCATCAGTATTATACGTCCCATTACAATACTGGTTCAACCGCAACAATGGCCTTGCTTTACCTTTAATTGCTTTACAATACCACGATGTCCGTGTTACTGTCCAATTAAACAGTTTTGCCAACGTTACCAACTGGGTCGGCTCTGCCCCAGCTGCCCAACAAATGAAGGACTGCTACTTATTAATTGACTATGTCTACCTCGATTCTGAAGAACGCAAGAGATTTGCCCAAGCCTCTCACGAGTACTTGATCGAACAACTTCAATTCACTGGTTCTGAATCATTAACCTCAGTCAACAACAAGTACCGTCTCAACTTTAACCACCCCAGCAAATACTTAGTATGGGTTCCTCATTTAGACCGTTACCAATCCCGTAACTCTTGGGCTGCTCATGCTTCTCAAGCTGGCTCTTGGAAAGCTGCTGCTGACCGTCTTGCTAAGGTCCTCAACTTAGTAACTTCTGCTGTCGTTGTTGGTGCTAATAGCGTCACCATTACCCCTGCTAACTGCGTCAACACTGCCGCTGCCTTAAATGTTGTTGACACTGTCAACACTGCTACTGCTGGTGTTCCCGCTGGTTTACTTGCCAAGTTTGATGTTAGAAATGTTGTCGTTAATGTTGATGCTGTCCCAGCTACTCTCTTAACCCTTGGTGCTGGTGCTTCATCCGCCGCTGCTGTTGAAGCTGCCTTAGCCAACTCAGTTGTTTTACGCAATGAATTAACCATGGAAGATTTATCCCAAACTCTTGCTCAATTATCAGCTGGTGCCTCTGCTTCCGGTCTTGTTGTTTTAAACGCTGTTGCTGTTTCAGTTGTTGATGCCTTCAACTATGGCAACTTTGTTGATGGCTCTGACAACCCCGTTTACAACGCCAAGATCCAATTAAACGGCCACGACCGCTTCCAAGCTTTAGATGGTGCTTACTTTAACTATGTCCAACCATACCAACACTTTAGCAACACCCCAGCTGATGGTGTCAATGTCTACAGCTTTGCCCTCAAGGCCGAAGACCACCAACCCACCGGCACTTGCAACTTTTCTCGTATCGATAACGCTACTTTACAAGTTGACCTTGGTGTTCGCAATGCCGCCGCCGCTGGTTATGCCGCCAACTACCTCGGTGCTTCATCCAACTCATTACTCAACATCTACACTGTTAACTACAATGTCCTCAGAGTTATGTCAGGAATGGCCGGCACAGCTTATTCAAATTAAATTGTTGTATATTTTATATACTATTCTACATCGCAA